CGTCAATTCTTTCAGCAATACGTTCTTCTGCCATTTCCAACGTAATGTACAGAACGTTCCGTCCTTGGAGCAAGACGGAGCTAGCCACATGGCACATGAATAGAGACTTCCCGACACCCGTACCAGCAAGAGCGATGTTAAGAGTTTTGTTAGGAAGACCACCTTTCGTGATTTTATTAAAGTACTCAAGATCAAATTCAATTTTATCCTCCTTTTTGTGATAAGACTCGTAGCGTTGTTCGTAATCTTGTAAGTAATCGTGTCCGATATGATTATCGAAACTTACAGCAAGAGCATCGGAAAGAATAGAGGGAATGCTGTCACGATTCTTCTTTTCATCCTTACCATCAGCAATATGAATTGATTCCATCAGAGCAAGATAAATTGCTCTATCACGGCACCATTTTTCAGTTGTAGAAACCAACCAGTTCATCTCAACAGGAACATCCTCAAGACAAGAAATCAACTGAAGAATTTCTTTGAAAGAGGTGTCATTAATATCTTTACGTTTTTCTACTTCAATACATAGAACTTCTTTAGTTGCTGGTTGATTATATTCGGAAACAAAATCAAGAATTTCTTCAAAGACAATTTTTTGATTTTGATCTTCAAAATATTCAGATTTAATAAAGGGTATTACTTTTCGAATATATTCTTCATTATACAAAAGGTTTCTAAGAATTAGAAACTCAACTTTCTCCATAACTAAATTCCTTGCGTGCGATTTGATCTAATTGTTGCATCACTTCTTCAGTGAAATATACTTCAGGTTCTTTAAGAATCTGTTTAGCGTAGAGTTTCTTTCCATCAATCTCATAACGCCCCGCGACATTTTTCCACAGACCACCAATCTCACCGAGTTTAAGTAGTCCGTAATATCTATCCAGACCGCGTTCATCATAAAAAAGACGAATCTCCACATCTTTATTTTCTTTACTTAAACGCGATTTAGCAGTCTTAGCCTTGATAATATTTCCGACCACTTCCGTTCCATCCTTTTCTTTCTTTTTGCTGAGATAAATGATTGTAGAGGCTGCGTATTTGAGTCCAGAACCTCCCCCCATTTCTTTCGTTGGTACATAAGCTCCGATGACATCGTATGTGTGATTTGTGACAAGAAGTGGAACATTTGCTTGACCTAATTTGAGTGTGAGTATTCGGAAGGCGCCTTTGATAAGTTGTGATTTAGTCATATCACGAACTTCTTTTTCATTTAGTACGTCATTGATCTCTTTACTTGTAGAAAGCATACCTAGAGAATCGAGAACAAACATACAAGGATTGCGTTCACCCTCAGGTTTTTTCATATAAAGGTCAACTGCTTTTAGTGCTTTAGTACGGAACTCTTCGACAGTAACAACATTAACAACCACAAGACGTTGAGTATCTACACCACGACTTTCTAGAAGAGATTTAGTGATAGCAGCCTCAGTATCAAAGTAGAGACAGTAACCATCGGGATGAGTATCAAGAAAATTCTTAACCACCGCGAGAGAGAAAAAAGTCTTTCCAGTAGAAGACTCTCCAGCAATAGCAGTAATCTTATTCCCAGATACACCACCAAATATGCTACCTGAAACCAGTGCATTAAAAATGTATGAACCCGTATCAACATAAGTTTCTGTTTCGTCAATATCTGATGCTAACTTTGTATAGTCGTCACCTATTTCTTTTACAATATCTTTAAGGAAGTCCATTACGCAAAAAATGAATCAAGGTTTACAGTTTTTTCTACACTCCACCCAATGGTATCAAGAATAATTTTGAGTGGTTCTAGAAATGCTTTCTCAAATTGTAGTTCATAATCTATGTATTTGTCAAGATTGAGTTCCTTCGGAAACTCCTGAATGAATGAGATTACATTTTCGTGAATGATATTTGGTTTTTTGAGGTAAACAAATTTAATCTTTTCTCCATTTTGAATCAAAGAATATTTGTTTGTAAGTTTATTCTTTTTAATATAAAAATTAAACAAAAGTGCTCCACGAACGTGAATAGGAGTTCCTTTAATATAAACATCTGAAGAAGATGAATATTTCTGAACGTCAGAAGCAGATCGTGGAAAGGCAATTTGTTCTGGAGAAAGTTTCTTAAACTCTTGTTTAGACTTTTCAATGAAGTTAATTATATCATCTTCAGAACCACTCATCATAATGTTGAATGATTCTTTCAGCATCTTACGACAAGGTGCTGGAGTAGAAGATTTAATTGCCTCAATACCTTTGATTTTGAGTTTGGGTTCTTCATATCGAACACCCTCACTATCCCAAACACTGAGAATATAACGCTTCTTAGCGGTCCAAATTCCACGTTCAGCGACACACTCACGCTTCATATACATCTTTTGTTCATATGCATTCACATAGTCGGCCAATTCTTGGTAAGAACTCTCAATATATTTTTCAAATTCCACCTGACACACCTTATCAAGGAAAGACACAACGTTTTCAGTAGTTTTCTCTCTTCCTTTGAATACATTTTCAACCAAAGGACCCATATTGATATACAAAGAATCGGTATCAGAAGCAATAACATAATCACTATCTCCAGTTTTTAAAATCTTGTTTAGATAAGAATTAACCTTATTCATAATCCACTGAATCGAAACTTGACCAGACAGTGTAATTGCTTCAGCATTTGCAAGTTTGTAATAACGAAAATACTGATTACCAATCGCACCATAAGCAGAGTTCAGTTGGATTTTACGTGCCATCTGAATGTTGTTGCAGCGAGCAATCTCTTTAATCAACTCTTTATTTTTTGTCTTTTCATATTCTTGTTCAGCGGCAAGCATCTTTTTCTTAAAGATGACACGTTCATTGTAAATCTTCTCCATTAGTTCAGGAAGAAATCCACGAACGTCTTTACGGAACATCGCTCCGTTAGCACACACTGCATAATCTTTGTATAACTCAAAACTGAGACTTTGATTCAGAATCTTATCTACATTCACAGTAGGATGTCTCTCCTCCAAAAGAGTTTCTGGTGAGATATTATACATCATAATTAAATGCGGATACAGTGAATTGAGGTCAAAACTCACAACCCAATCATACATTCCAGGAATAGGTTCTTTTACATAAGCACCAGCGTACTTCTCATCTTTCTGATTTTTATTCTTTGGAGGAATAACAATGTCTCTTTTCTTGAGATACGTGTAGATAATATTATCCCACATGCGAACTTGATAAAATACATCGGCATAATTTACCTTAGCGTCATATGCCATAGTAAGTGCCAACTCAATGAGTTTCATCTTGTCTTCTAAACGATCAACAAGTTCTACGTCAATAATGTTGTATTCAATAAACTTTTGCCAACCCTTTGTATAGAAATCCTTAAAGGTATCATACTCAGAGTGATCCAGTTTTTTCTGACCAAGTTCTACTTCAGCAATATAATCTAGACGATAAGATTCCTGTGCCTTATAAGTAAATTTCTTATAAAGATCAAGATAATCAAGTTGAGTTAACCCACCAACATCAAATACGGTATGCTTACGACCATTGACGAATACTTCACCTTCGGTAACAAGACCCCAGTTAGAAAATCGCTTCATCAGTTTTTCACCAAGAACACGATTTAAACGCTTACAGATATAAGGAACGTCATACATCTGAATGTTCCAACCAGTAATCACATCAGGGACATTAAACATCCAATAGTTAATGAAGTGATTTAGAAGTTCATACTCTGAAGGACAATAATGATATGTGAGGTCTTTACGATTATGATTAAATGGTTTAACTCCCCAAGTGATAATTTTTTTAGTTGTATAATCTTGAATAGAGATGGAGAGAATTTCTTCCGATGCTGATTCCACATCAGGGAATCCTCCTTCAGAAGCAACCTCAATGTCCAAAGTCACCAGTTTGATTTTACTGATATCAAACTTGATTTCATCTTCAGGATAGTTTTCAGAAATGTATTGATAGATATATCGATCATTTCCATAGATCTCAAATCCGTCAACACTCTCATACTTTTTATAAAACTCACGACAATCTTTAATTGTACCTGGTTTTATTGGTTCTACAGATTCTCCACTTAATGTTCTATACTTGGATTCCTTTTTAGTTTTTACGAAGAGAGTGGGATAAAACTCATCTCTGTTCTCAAATCTTTTTCCATTCTCAACTCCACGAACTAAAATTTGATTTCCAATCAACTGAACATTAGTATAAAATCTCATTCTTTAATAAGGTCCTGATATTTTTCAAGTAGTGTAGGTGTTGGATCTGCAAGGGTAAGAATCTTGTCAGAACTCATCATAAATGTATTTTGTTTCGTATACCCAGACAAGAAAGGTTCAAGAACTTTTTGTAAATTTGAAATTTCATTGTCCTTTACAAGGAATGGATCAATTAATTTACAATCAGGTTCTCCAATATCAGCACCAACTTCATCAATTTGACTGATTAGAATCTGTTTGTTCATCAGTACTATTATTTTGATTATCTTTTCCATAATTAATTACATCTTCAGTGTACATTTGCGTTAACTTGTCAGTTGGAGTAACCATAGTTACTACCCAATCAGCAGAAACTGGAATTGTTTTATCCTTTGATAATGGCATCCAAGGGAAAAGAGAAACTTTAAATGGTGCAGTGTTTAATTTTGATTTTTCGTCAAAAAGATTTGCCGGAGAAGACATTTTCACAACACAAGGCTTGTTTAAAAAATATCCGATTACTCTTCGGGTCTCTTCCGTTTCCCCAACTACCATTTCTTTTACATCTGCAATAATATCTTCACCAGATTTTAAAAGCAAAAGTCTTACTGTCATTTTTACTCCATACCTCTAAGTATTATAGCAACAAAAAAAGGAGGAGTCAAGTTTCTCCTCGTTTTTTTGCTTCTCTCAATTTTGCCTTCTCACTCATTTTTCTTTTCGTCTCCTCACTCATTTGTTTTTTTGCGTCACTCATTCTTCTTTTTGTCTCTTCACTTAATTTTTTACCCCTATGAGATTTACTTATTTTATTTTTTGTATCCTCTGTTAATTTTCTTCCGGTCCACAATTTTGATAATTTTTGTTTTACTTCTTCTTTACAAGGGCGACCTTTTGAAGATTCTCCAATTTTTTTCTTTGTTTCTTCACTGTGTCTTCTCAATCTCATCATAGATTTAGTTTCTTCCGAGTGCTGTATAAATCCAGAGGGTTGACATCCACCACTATGTATATTTTCCAATATACCAGTTCCTTGACTTTTTCTACCAAGAATTTCGATTAAATAAATTTCGTGCTTAAATGCATCTTCCTCCGTAAGATTGTTCTTCAAAATTACTATTCTTTCATTTGGTGGC